GCAGACCAGGATTGTCGCCGTTCTGGGCGGTAGTACCCAAACCAACTGAACCATCGGTCCAGCCCTCGGTGTTGTCGAATCTTGCAGACTGACCAGAGAATGCGGAATCTGCTTCGTTGAACAGTGCTTCTGATCCGTCGGGACCGCTCATCGTGTTGTAACGTGAGCGCATTGCGAAGATGAGTCCAGTAGGACCGCTCATTGGTTGAACACCGCAGATGTCGTATGCTACGAGGTTAGGGGCAGCACGACGGATTAGGGAGATCATTACAGGATCGAAACCTGCAAGTCCACCAGTCTTGGTTGTGAGACCTGAACCGCCTAGTGCGTTACCACCAGCTGCGCTGATAGCGCCAACAGTGCTTGCCTCGTTGATCATACCACGCTCTTCGCGTAGTTGTCTTTCTGTGTTTTCTAACAGAACAGCGGTAACAGCCTTTCTATAATTGTCCTTGATGGCACCAGCGCCTTCATGACCTAGAACAGGTGACCACTTTTCTGTCAGAGCTTGTGCGTTAAACATTTGTTTGCTCCGATTTAAAAAGTAGATTTGATATTATCAAGAATTCCAGCGGTTGAGTGCGCTGAGATATTGTGCCATTACTGGCGACATCTCTTCGCTCTCTACTGGAGTTTCATCAGCAACCTCTGCAGGGGCAGCGATTGACTCTTTGAAGTAAGACTCCTTGATGGTCTTAACCTTCTTGGAGAATGACTCTTCCGAGACAAACTCTAGACCCTCAGCAAGTGCTGCGAGTTTTTCTTTCTGAGTATCTGCAAGTCCTTCCGAAACAGTGTTCAGAATGTTTAGTTTAGCAGTCTCATTTAGACGATTTTGTAGTTTCACATTAGCTTTGACCTGTTCGTCAAGGCGCTCTTCCATCTCACGAATTGTGTCAGCCATACCTTCAACCACATCGACTTTCTCGTCGGGGATTGCGATATAGTGCTCTTCAAAGAGACCCTTGAGACCTGCGATGAAGTCTTCGGTGATCTCATTTCTGATGCCACGGTCAATAGCAACTTGATTTTGCTCCATCCATTGACCGATAGCGTAGTTCACTGTGCCGTCTACTTCCTCGGAAAGCTCTGCCTTAGCAGCAGCTACTTGCTTATCGAGTTCAGCAGCAAAGTGCTCTACAAGTCTGTCATACTCTTCAGAGATTTTCGCTTTGACAGCAGCCTCAAAAATGGTCTTTGCTTTCTCAGCGAACTCTTCAGAGAGTTCTGTGCCTTCTACTAGAGCGGCAACATCAGCGGAAACATCGAGTGATTCAAACGATGGTTTGATTGGATAACCAACTGCAGGACCAGTGCTGGTAGCATATGCTACATCTGCTCCAACTGATGGCATGGGATCAGCACCGCCCTTAGCGCGTTGCTGAGGATCGCCAGATACCTGCGAAATAGGTGCTGCCGCTTTAGCGCCAGGGTTCTCCTCGCCATCATCGTCGTGCTCGTTAGGAGTGGTGGAAGTTCCACCTAGATCAGCAGCAGCTGATTGTCCAGGAGCAACCGATGGTTGAACTGAGGGCATAGGATCCTTTCCGCCACCAGAACTAGTCTGTGCGTCAGAAACCTGAGAGGGCTCACTACCTGTGCCAGGAATAACGTTAGCAGAAACTGTTGGCATAGGATCGCCAGCTTCTACAATCACCTTCTGCTCGGTAACGAACTCCTCAAATTTTTCGTTTAGCATATCTGACATTTGAGTTTACCTCGTAATTTCCGTATAATTAATCTAAGTTTATTTATAGAATCAAAGTTTTCCAAGGAAATCCTCAAACACTTTGAGGGTCCTTGCTTCTAGATCACGACGAGATTCGTCGATGTATCTGCGGTATTTATCAACTTTTGCTTCCTTGAGAATTCCGTTATCCCAGACCCACTCTTTACCTTCCATAATTCCATTGACAAATGCGTCGGGTGCGGAAGGATCTGCTACAATATCAGCAGCAGTAGTGAGCATGAAGTCATCGCGGACAACTGAGATACCTTCTTGCTTTTCGATGCTTCCCATACCACGAGAGGAAACACCAAGTTGAACGCCTTCGTCTAATAGAGACTTAGCGATCTTGCCCATTGGAGTATCAAGGATTTGTGCCTTGCCCATGAAGTTATTACCTTCAGCGCGGAGACTTACAATTCTGTGTGATACTCTGTCAAGGTTGATGGTAGGACCATCGGGATGACCCAACTCACCAAGAGCTCTCTTGGTTTTTACATACTCTTCGTTGTATCTCTCTACCTCGCGGTTGAGAACTTCGAATGGGTATCTGCGACCATTGCGATTTGTTAGTTCCGATTGAAGAAAGACACCTTCAATATAGAGTAGTTTCTTTCCGTCCTTTTCTTCAGTAAGAATTTGAACGTCTTCAATCTGTTCCGTTATCAGTTTCATCGGTTTCGGTCTCGGTTGGTTCATCAAAGAATGTATTCGCAACAACCTGCTTATAAGTTGCCATGGCATCGGATGCCTTAGCAAAAAGCAGATCATGAATAGCATCAATAGCAGATGCCCTGTCATTGTCGCTGATCTTATCAACGATATTTACAATGCCAGGTTCAGGGTTATGTTGTTCCATAATAACAATTCAGTATAATTTATTTATTAGATGCGGGAGGTTTAGGCATTGCCTTTGCCTGTTTTACCTCTCGTTCTGAAGCGGAATCAGCAGCAAGTTCGTTTCTTTCCGCAGCATCATCTGCTTGCATACCAGTAATCTCTGGTTGGAAAGCAGTGTTTTGTGCAGTCATTGTATCCAGCATATTCATTTGTGCTGGATCGATAGCAAGACCAGAAGCAATGTCGCCCTTCATCTGTTTATCAATTTCCTTGATATCCTTATCAGTCTGACCGAGGATTTCGCGGCGAACATAATCAACCGAGAAATACTTACCAACAAAAGGATCCATCTGTGTGACAGTCATCATTCTTTGGTTCATCATTTCAATGTTTTTTAGTTCATTGAAATGATTATCAAAGAGATAGTCATACTGGATATGCTCCTTCATGTCATCCCAGTCTTCTGGGGAGATTACTCCCTTGAGGATGAGTTGGGTCTTGAGAATATCGTGGAAGAGTTCACTAAATCTCTTACGTAATCTTCCGATGAACTTGGTAAACTTGAGTTCGTCACGTAGGACTTCAGTTGTTTTACCGAGGTTAAATCCTTTGTTATCGTCGGTAAGACGAGAAGGGGGAAGGTTGAGAGAGTTATAAAGCTTCTTCTTGAAATACTCAACATCTTTGAGTTCGCCTAGGTTCTGACCACCAGGAAGAGTTGTAATCTCCGTTCCTCTGCCACCTTCACGGCGAGGTAACCAGAAGTCTTCCAGCATACTCATATGCTTTTTGTCATCACGCATCTCACCAGTCTGTGCGTCATAGACTAGCTTGTTGCGATAGCGAGACATCACATCGCGTAGGTATTGTTCCGCTTTTACTTTAGGAAGATTGCCAACGTCAATGTAGAAAATTCTACGCTCAGGTGCGCGTGATAGTCTGTAGATAACAAGACTATCTTCGATCATTCTAAGTTGATTGAGAGACTTGATTGCCTTATGAAGGAAACCTAAAGTCATTCTTTTATTCAAATCTTGTAGACCTGAAGGACAGAAAGTAATACTGTCCACTGCCATCTTCACGCCTTGTGACAGAGACATATCACCAACTGGTCCAAGAACACCGCCCTTGTAAAATCCCTTCGGGTTGTAAAGATAGTAGTCAACAAACGTGCCATATTCATACTCAAGTGCCGTGCCTTTGATTGCTGCTTTTGCTAGAGCGTCTTTTGGAGTATTGTCAATTTTTTGACGGACCTTCTTGATCTTCATTGGATCAATATAACGAAGTTCCGTAATACCTTTCTTTGGATTATCTAGATCGATAACTTTATGGTAGAATAGTCTACCGTCGATATACCAAGTTCTAACAATCTCATGTGCGCGATTGTCAAAATTTAACAGACGTTTGATATACTCAAACTCATTACGAATTCTATTTTTTACTCCAGCACCAACTTCAAGATTATCTAGGTTGATTTCCACGGGAGTATCGTGGGCGTCGCTAACAATAAATTCGTTAACAACTTCGTCCACCGCACTATCCACCTCAGGGTGAATTGCCATGTCACGATACCTACGAATCATCTCAAACTCATTGCGAGCTTGATTATCCGTATCTACATATGTTCCATAATACCCACCTGCCGCTACGGCAATGGGTTCATCAGCAGAAGGAGGGACAGGGGATTGCCCCTTCTGTCCCTCCTTTCTGTTAATCTGGAAGCCAAATAACTGACTCATGATTATCTATTCAATAGTTGGACGCTCCAACTATTTATCAGAATAAATTATGCGCCCTGTGACTGCGAAGCAGCTGCTCCAGCAGTTTGGTTAGCATCTACAGTCTTCCAATATGACATTTGGAACTCAACTGTAAACTCTTCGATCTGATCGTTGCTATCATAAGCAAGATCAATTGAAGAGACTGAAGTTGGGAATGCGTGGAAGAGTTCGTAGCTTCTGATG